GGCGGACATCAACCAAGCGTTGATCGAGGCTCCCCAAGCCGATGTGGGTTTGATCGGCGCAACCCTTCTCCCCTTGCAGAATGTGCAAGCCAAGAGCGGAACCTATCTCAAGGTTCAGCTTGCGGCGGCTGACCTTCTCTCCAACAACTCGGCCAAGCGTTCCGCTGGTTCCGAGTTTCAGAGGGGAATCCGTTCTTTCAGCTCGGAAAATTATTTGACCGAGGAATACGGACTGGAGGAATTGCTTGACGATTCCAATGTCGAAGACCTCAACAGGTTTTTTTCGATCGAAAGCGAAACCGCCAAGTTCCTCCTTCGCCAGATCAAGATCGGCCACGAAAAGCGTGTTGCCGACCTGCTCTGGGCGGCAAGCACCCCCTTCGCCACGGCTGACCAGACTCGCGCCGTTGCCTATACGAACACAAACATCGCCACGGTTGATGTTGCTCGTGACGTTGCGGCGGCCAAGCTCGCTCTCAACAAGTTGGGCTATGAGCCGAATTGCATTGCGATGTCGGCCAATGTGTTTGAGTTGATTCGCCGTTCCACCCTCCTGCAGAATCAGTTCTTCGGTGTTATCTCCAACACCGGGGCTCGCCTTCTGAGTGAGGCTGAAATCGCGGCGGCTCTGGGCGTGCAGACGCTCGCAGTCGGTCGTGCGGCCTACAACACCGCCAACAAGGGCAAGAGCTACTCTGGGTCGTTCATCGTCCCCGACAGCAAGATCATTGTTGGTCAGATCGCTGGTGGTGAGTTCACCGCTGGCGGAATCGGGCGCACCTTGGTTTGGGCGGCTGATGCGGCTGGGTTCGTCAGCGAATCCTACCGTGATGAGGCTCGCCGTTCCAATGTCCTCCGTGTTCGCATGAACACCGATGAGGTTGTGATCGACAGCAATGCGGCGGTTCGTATCACCACCGACTACTCGGCAAGCTAAAATATAGATTGTGTGGTTCCTCCGAGGGGCTAGAGCCTAAAAACTCTAGCCCCTCTTTCTTTATGGTTAAGATCATAATTTTGTGCCTTGCTCTTTCTGGATGCTCCGAACCTATTTACAGAGAGAACGAGCTTCCTAGTTATTCGGATATGTCTGCGGCCAAAGATGCCCAAGAGGTATTGACAAAACCCTAGAAGAAATCCTTAATCTGAAATCCTCCATGCGAAATCCTGTTAGCCTATATTTAATCGCCGGAAATGAAGAGGCGTATATTGAAAGATGTATTCGTAGCTTTGCCCCACTTGCCGCTGAAACAGTTGTTTGTATTGCGAGGGGAGCGCAAGCCCCGGATAAGACCGAGGAAATCGCAAAAAGCCTTGGGGCTAAAGTTGTTTATTACCAGAATCAAAAAAGCGATTGGATTCATATAGATGACTTTGCCGCCGCAAGGAATACGGCCTTAAGCGCCTGTTCCTGCGATTGGTCTTTCTGGGTGGATGCCGATGATGAGATGGCGAAGGATGCCCCACAGATTGTGGACGATGCCATAGACCAAGCCAACCAAAAGGGCGCAGACTTAATTGCGTTTCGTTATTGGGTGGAGAACGCCTCTTTGAACCCCCTTCGGGAGATGGCCTTGCGAAAAGGCAAGGGCAAATGGAAAAATAGGGTTCACGAAATGCTTGTTGCAGACGACCAAAACAAGCTGATTGGGATTGATAGGATCGTTAGGGTTCACAAGCCGCACGGCTACAAGGCGACCAGCGCAGAGAGAAATTTTAGAATCATTGAGGATGTGATCGAACCAGCCCCAAACGCCCTTTACTATAAAGCCCAAGAGCAGTTTTTGTCCGGCAAGGCCGCAGAATGCTATGAAACAAGCAAAAAGGCTCTGATGTTTGAAAGCCTAGAGGATACCCTTCGATACGATGTCCTGTGCAATCTTGGCAGAATTTCCCCAGAAAAGGAAAGGCTTAAATGGCTCGGGGAGGCAATTACCCTTATGCCAGACCGCAGGGAAGCCTACTTTTGGGCGGGGCAAGAATACGCGGGGAAAGGCAAATGGATCAAGTGTTATGGGGCGATGAGGTCTTGCATGACCCTCCCAAGGCCAAAGGTTCACTATTGGAATTTGAACGAATCCATTTATCAATGGCAATCCCTAGACCTATACGAAACAGCAAGTGTTTCAGTTGGGGAAATTGGCGAGGCCGAAAAGATGAAGAAGGCAAGGCCAGCCCCCAAGATTTCAATCATCCACGCTACAAAGGGAAGGCCGCAAATCGCTTGGCAAAGACGCTGGCAATGGCTCTCCTTGGCCGAAAAGCCCCTTGAGGTTGAATGGATTTTTGTGGTGGATCATAACGATCCCCAAGATTACACCCCCCATCAAGCCATCCGATGCAACCCCGGCGGAATCGTGAACGCTTGGAACCACGGCGCAAAACAGGCCAAAGGGGATATCTTGGTTCAAATGTCGGATGACTGGAGCCCGCCGAGGCATTGGGATGCACTAATTTCGACCGCTATTGGGGCTACAAATGAGGAGAAGGTCTTGGCAATATCTGATGGCCTACGAACCGATAAACTCCTTTGTATGGCGATTCTGACGAAAAAGAGGCTTGAGAAGCAGGACGGATGCATGTTCCACCCCGACTACCAAGAGAGCGATGGCATCTATTCAGACAATGAATTTACAGAAAGGGCTTATGGTGATGGAGTTGTAGTTGAGGCCAAACATATTCAATTCAAGCATGAAAATCCTCTATTTACAGGCGGAAAGCCAGATGATCTAATCAAACATCACAACAAGCCGGAGTTTTATGAAAAGGGCAAAGCCATTTATGAGAAAAGAAAAGCCGCAAATTGGAATTAGGCCAGCCAAAAAAGGCGAGGATACCAAGGGGCTTGGTATGATTAAATTTGGCAAATCGCGCCTAGACAAAACAAAATATGTGCTTGTTGATATTGAGTATGATGAAAAGGCGGGAAAAGAACTTTACAAGATTGGGATGGAATTGCTTGCCAAGGACAAGGAAGCAGTCATCAATTATGTAATTGTGAAAGCCCTTAAATACACGGCAAAATTTAAAAAGGCCAAGTGCAAGAAATAACCCTGCAAGACCCATTCGGCCAAGCCCTAGCAAAATACAGCAAGGGGCTTTCCCTTGGCGTTGAGATAGGGGGAGGAACCGGGCATGGCTCCACGCAATGTATTAGAACAAGGGAGCTATTCAGTTTTGAGATTCACCCCGACCGCATAGCAAGGCACAAATACAATCTTGATGGAAGGCAAGGAGGGCTTGCCATCAACCAGCTTTCCAGCAACCCGATGATGTGGATGAGCCTAGAGGCCGTGGAGGATTTTTATAGAACGACAAAAACAAACCTAAATCAATATCCATTGGAACAAATTACAGAATGGCACAGGGAAGAATTTAGGGTGGCGGCTCAATATGTTTGGGGGCATCTCAGTCTAAAAGATGAGATTGATTTTCTTTTGTTGGATGGCGGGGTGTTTTCCGGCAGGGCGGATTTTATGGTGTTCTTTCCCAAGGTTAGGGAGGGCGGAATCATCGCCCTAGACGACATAAACGACATAAAGAATTATGGAAACTACCAATGGCTAAAAACAGCGGGGAATCCTATCTTATGGGAATCTCAATCTTGGAGAAATGGCTCCGCCATTTTTAAAAAATGATCGTCTTTTCAAATCCTCCTTGGTGGGAAAATAATATTTGCGGGGTTAGGGCTGGTTCCCGCTGGCCGCACACCTACCCAGCCCAATTTAACCGACCCGACAATTTTCAATTCGGAGAATACATACCATTCCCATTCTTTATGGGATATGCAACAAGCTACGCAAGGAAGGCCGGACACAAGGCAGAGCTTCGGGACTCGATTGCCACTAGGGAATCCTATCAGTCCTATTTTGCGTGGCTTAAAAAAACAGACCCGGAATTTCTTGTCATTGAAACCGCCACGCCAAGCTGGGCGCATGATCAAAAAGTCATCCAAGAAATCAAAAGGATTCTTCCAGAGACGAAGATTATTTTAACAGGGACAATCTCGGCGGTATCCCCGCAGGAAATCATTGAAAAGAACGGAGTGTTCGCCGTGGTTAAGGGGGAATATGAAAAGGGTGTTTTAAGGGCAATCGAAAGAGGTGGGGTGATTGAAGCCGAACTTTTAAGCCAAAAGGAAATGAACGAAGCACCCTTCCCAGAATATCCCATCGAATGCTGGGATCATTATTGCGACCATCAACCAAGGGGGCAAAAATTTCCTCACGCCCAAGTCTGGGCATCGAGAGGTTGCCCTTTCAAGTGCATCTTTTGTGTTTGGCCTGCGGCCATGACCGGGAACGACCCAGATGGGAAAGGCAAAAGAACCGTCCGCTATTACACGCCAGAATATATGGAGAACTTCTTGGGTTATCTCATCAAAAGATTCCCATTCAAAAGCATCTATTTTGATGATGATACCTTTAACCTTGGGAATAAGCACACCCTAGAAATGTGCGAGATTATGGGCAAGATAGGACTCCCTTGGTCTGCCATGTGCAGGGCGGACACCATCCCGATTGAGACTTGGAAAATTATGAAGGATTCTGGATGCTTTGGGGTAAAACTAGGATTCGAGTCTGGGAGCCAATATGTTGTGGATCATATCGTCAATAAGCATCTTAATCTTGATGAGGGAGCCGGAGTTGTTCGGCATCTTAAGGAAATTGGAATGACTGTTCATGGCACATTCACGGTCGGGCTTCCCGGCGAAACGGCAGAACAAAGACAGGAAACAATCAAATTCATCAAAAGCCTTCCGTTCGACTCTTATCAATTATCCGGCACGGCGGAAATCGAGGGAACCCCGCTGGCGACCCTTCGCAAAGAAGGGCATCTTGAAAAATACGATGGGGCAAAAATTGATGATTCCTATATTCTCGAATCGGATGGGCATAAGAAGTTTAAGGCATTGGTGCAGGAATTAAAAACATCTTGAAAACCGCAGTCCTTGTTTCTGGGCAGATGCGGAGCTTGGACAAGACCGCGAAACAATTAAAAAGCCTGTATCCAGAAGCCTCTTGGGTAATACACGCCGCAAAAGATGAGGATGCCGAAAAAGCATTTTTGCTAAATCCAAATATTCTTGTTATCGAGGAACAGCCTTATATTGAGGAGAAAAGGGAATATGCTTGGCAAATTGGCAGGGGTTGTCACGGCATCCAAAGCGTTCTTCGACAACTTTGGGCAATGCAAAGAGTTTGGCAAATTTTCGACAAAAGCGGCATTGATGCGGATTGCATTGTTAGGTTGAGGCCGGATTTGGCATTCAGAATACTTCCCGAAGAACCACAAGATGACGCAATTTATATCCCCAAGTTTTGCAATTACTGGGGATATAACGACAGATTTGCCTTTGGGAAAAGATGCTGGATGGATGCTTACTTCAACAGATTTGCAAGATTGGACGAATATATTTCAAGGGGAGGAATTTTTCATCCAGAAACTTTTTTGGCCTACGCCATTCATCCATTGCCAATCAAAAGAACCTCCGCCCTTTTCGATACAATTAGAAAAGATGGCTCGCTTGATGTTGCGGTGGCAAAAGAAGAATGGGGGGATATATGCTAACTATATTCACGATTGTTCTGAACGGTGAGCCTTTTATTTCTAAAAAAATACAAGCCTACCAAAAGCTACAAATCCCTTGGCAATGGCGAATTGTCGAAGGGGTAAGCCAACCGATCAACTGCACAAGGTGGTGTAAGCAAGTACCAGACAAATGGCACAAGGAATTTCGATCCATAGACGGAACGCATGAATATCTAAAAAATCTAAAACACGATAAGGTAAAAATCTATTCTCAAAACAAGCCCTTTAATGGGAAGATCGAGATGGTAAACAATGCTCTTAATGGAGTGGATTGCGGGGTGGTTATGGAGCAAGACGCTGACGAATTTTGGACTCCAGAGCAGATGACCGCAGTTTATGATTTGCTAAAAGACCGCACCCCCGGAGTGACCGCACAATTTCATTGCAATTACCATATCGGGAAAAAGATTGTGGTTAGCCGAAGCGGGCTAGGCTCCTACCCTTATGAGTGGTATAGGGCTTGGAAGTGGGGTGATGGGATTCACTTTACCAGCCACGAACCGCCCATCTTGAACCATCAGCCCATCAGAATCCCAAGAGGAATCACAGAGGAGATGGGGCTCGTGTTTGACCACTTCGCCTACTCTGTCCGCCAACAAGTCGAATTTAAGGAAAGTTTTTATGGCTATGCCGGACTTCTAAAATCTTGGGAAGAATTACAAAAGATCCACGGCCCTGTTCGGCTGAATAGATATTTTGCCCATGTCCAAGACCGAAGCGTGGTGGATGATGCAACTTAAAATCATCAAGTATAAACAAAGGCTGGGGGATGTCCTTCGATGCCTTCCAGCCTGTAAATATCTAGCCGACCAAGGCCACGAGGTTTTATTCGATTGCTTCGAGCAATATCACGGAGTGTTCGATATGGTCTCCTATGCGAAGCCAATGGGCGCAATCCCATTCAATGCAGATATTATTGATCTTGAGGTATGGCCTAATAAATATGCTGATTATAGAAAGAGTAGAAAAACTTGGACTGATTTTGTCTATGCCGATCCAAGGATCAGGGACGCAGACAAAACAAACATTATTCTGGACAGGCTTGGGCAAGAAAGAGCGGAGGGATTGCCGGAACAATATCACCTTATAGCCCCATTTGGAATCTCCCAAGGCTTTCCAAGAAGCCCCATTCAAATAATCCAAGATGCGGCCAAGGAGCTTGGGAAGGAGAAAATTATTGTTCTATGCCCCCCGGAATTTCAAATCCAAGGCTTGAGGACATATACCGCCCCAAGCGTTGAGCAGATGGCAAAGGCCATAAGGGATGCTGATCAATTCTGGTGTATAAACTCCGCCCCTGTCTGCCTAGCATGTGCGGTTAGGCGCGAAAAAGAAACTAGGTTTTGGGGGGTAAAAAACGAATGGGAAACCGACAATATATTTGAATTTGATGGTCTTGTAAGAATGGATTGACATAGGGAATGGTTTTGTGGGCGGGGCTATTTCTACTTCCTATTTTGGCAACGACTTGTCTTATGTCATTAACGACCTTTGGACAAGCGTGACAGG